TTATCATTGCGTCATCGCCTCACCGTCGGATCGTCTTCATCGACTCGATAGGTCACAATCAACTGCATATTCGCCCCGTCGATACCGCCATCGGACGTAAAGTTGATCTTGGTCCCGAAGGTAGCAAACAAAGCATTGCCGCCGAACGTGTGCCAGGAACTAGCCGGGTTACAGATGCACTTGCGAACATCCGACCCGAATTGATTTAGTAGCGTGTCGATCGCGTCTTGGCTTCGCTCCGACGGCATCAAAACCAGTCGGATATTGAATTGCTGTGCCAGCGCAACCGCCGGAGGATTGCCCGGACAAGATAACTCGGGGACTTCATTTTGGACGCCCTGGGTTATGATGATTTGGCGATCGATCGGCGTGTAGTTGGCAAATCGAGTAGGTCGCTTTACCTCTTGAACATCGGTTGGGTACGTAGTCGAATCGCCAACCATAGCCGATAGCCTGGTTTCCAATTCAACCGCGATTAACTCGATGATTGCTAGCGACACTCTAAAACCAACATCCCTTCATCATGCTCAACAAGTCGAACAATAGACCGCCGCTCAATCGGTTCGCCGACTCGGGGGGATAGCCCAATTTGATCCCCGCCGAGGTCTAGCTCTTTGCTTTCAATGCCTTCCGATCCATCATTTGAGACGTAGACTGTAAACCGTGGGGTTACTAGGTCTGACGCTTCTGGGAGTTGCAAAGAATCATCCCGCACAACTACCGCGTTGATCTTCCTCGACCGACCGTTTCTTTTGTAGTAAACGACCGATTCGGCGAAGTCTTGCGGGTTGGCGAATACCTTCTTGGCATCCTCGATAATGGTATCGTGCAAGCTCACGGATTAGGCTCGCTTGCAAGTCACCTTGAAGTAGTCGACAACAACCGAATCGACGTTGGCACTAGACGATTTTTGCAACTGAACAAGCGGTTGCAATCCAGAGGAGTAGCCGCTCATGTCGAAGGTCGTTGTCGCGCCGACTCGTTGGCCGTCGATGTAGAACTTGACATCGCTTTTGCCGCCCGTGAAGTCAATCACAAATTCCTTGTACGTGGTCCCAAGGGCTACGCCGCTGGAGATGTCATCGTTGTCTCGCACCCCGTCGTCGGTCTCAAGGTAAACAAGCGTTGTGCTGCTTGCGCCCTCCATGCGAAACCAAGCATTGGCTGCAACGTCGTTGGCGGTATCGTTTCGAGCCGAGCCAAGACCGAAGCAGAGGATTGAGCCGCTGGTGAAGGTAGCCGCCCCGATCTTCACCCGCATCTCGAGACGCTGAATCAAGTCGATGTCGAAGTCCAATGCATCGTTGAAATGCAAGCAGACGTTCTCGACCTCGCTGGTGGATGCAAGCGTTAGGGTCGCCTCGCTCGTACCCTTCGAATAGGTCGGAGCCCCCGAGGAGGAGGTGTCATCAACAAGCCAAGCGGTTGCCGGGTCTGCCGAAGTCGGGAAAGTTGCTACCGCCCCGTTGAAGTCGTCGTAAAAAATCTGAAAGTCGCGCATGTCGCCCATGTTCTTATATTCCTGTATTGTGAATTTAGTTTCCGTCCCAAAAAGCCCCTAAGCAATCGCCCAGGGGCTAGATTTCAATCGACACTACGCACGATTAGCGAAGATGCCGCGATGCTCAATTACCGCCGCTGCAAACGATTGGCGAACGGTGTAGATGTACGAATCGTTTCGGATGTTGTAATCGCTTTCGAGTACTGGCGATTCCTCACCACTCAGGAAGCTGATTTCAACCGTGTCAATCAGGCTGTTATCGGCCACTGCATACCAGTTGGTCGAGCTATTAGCGTCCAAGTATGGGCTTGCAACAACCCGCAACTGCCGAGCACCGCCGCGCCCGTAAAGGTTCGAGACGCCGCTATTCTTCTCGCTCTCGACCGAAGCCGTCGAGTTGACAAGCTCCAGGGCTGTCCCTGCGTAGGCCAAAGGCACCAAAAGGATCGACGGGGTAAGCCCAAGGAATACGTCGCTAGACAATCCCTTTTGCTTTCCCATCACCTCAAAGGCTTTGTCTAGGGTAGTCTTGCTTGGAGCCGCTGCCGCGCCCGAAAGGTTAGTCCCGGATGCGTGCGAAGCACTGAACAATGCCACGCCATCGGGCATTGTCGGGTTCGACAGGAATACGTCGTAGATCGCCTTTTCTTGCGTCCTACGAGCCGCCGATCCGTGCATCGCCGGAATTCGGGACAAGGCATCGAGGTCATCGTTGATGACCGTCTCCCAGGTGACGGTAAATTCCTTGCCGTACTTCTCGATCTTGTACGACTTGCGTTGATCGACAACCTTGCCCTCTGGGTAGTCCTTGCCTTCGGGAACTACTTCGAGATTTGGCGATTCGCCAAGGCTGATTCGGTTGATGTTTTTGAAGTCATCGACCGACTGGGCTTGTCGCACCCATTGGTCCCAAGTGTATGGGGCCTCGACGTAAGACGCCGTAAGAGTCTTGCTAGCCGCATCCAAAAGCAGACTGGAGAACGATCCGCTGGTATGGTAAACGTCGTTTGATCGACGGATATTCAGTCGGCCAACAATCCCCGGGTGGCCCATCGCAATACGAACGATATCACCCTTGTTGTGGTGCTCTGGATTGACGCCCATTCGCCGGACGCAAGCCTCGGCAAGCCTATAAAGCCCAAGGTTTCGGAAGTGCTCCGCGCCTTGAACGTCCGGGGCTTTTTGATGCTTGATCTGGCCTTGGAAGCATCGCTGCACCAAGCCAGCCGAAGCCTGAGCCATGAATTTATCATGCTCGGATTCGGTCACGCTGAAACTGGAGCCCTCGACGGCCCCGCCTAGTGGTTGAGAAGCCATCTTTCGGATGATCCTTTCTTGAGCGATTTCAACAGTCACGGATGGATCGTCAACCAATGCGTCTGCGAAGCTTCGCTCGAGCTTCGCAAGCGTACAATGAGCAACGATTGTTTTGCGTCGGTCGTCGGCTGCCTTTAGCTGGCGTGCAACTTCGGCTTCGACTTTCTTTTCGGTGTCTTCGACAGGTGGGGTCTCGGCCCGCATAGTTTCTTCGGGCTCTTTTTCCATGCCTGCCATCGATTCAACTTGCTCCATCGGAGCCGCGTCAGAGCCGGCTTGCCCCGCTGCCTTGCCTGCGAGGTAAACAATAATTTGCATTGGGTCGGTCATGCCCTCAGGCAACCCGAGACCCTTCAACGTTGCCATTAGGCTTTCGTCCATTCTCTCAACCCTTTCCTGGTCATAAGACCTGCGAACTGTAGAATTCGGATCTGCGCCCGTTGCGCAGATCGATGCGTTATGGGGCTCCCATTGGAGTACGATTTCCGCTGGACCCTCAATCACCTTGCCTTGTCGGGTGGTGTACGTTTGGCCCTCTCGGACGAATTGACGCTCTAGGATCTGTGCATCAATCGAGAAGTCATTTAGGTGGCCTTCGGTGTATCTTGTCGCGACAATCTGCGAGTCTGCATCGCTCGCAAAATCAGGCAAGCCGAGTAGCTCATCGCCCTCGATGACGATATTGCGAATCGAGCCAAAGACGTTGCGTACTGTCTTGTCGTTGTGTGAATCGACGATAGGCAACTGCTTTTTATCGTTGCGGAATCGGACCCCATCCATCAACAAAACCTGCTTGATCCATCCGCGATCCTGATCGTAGATGTCAATCGGCGTTTCGGTCGCAATCACCGCTCGGCCATCTTTGACGGCCCCAAATTGCCGAACGATCGAACCGCCCTCGATGGGCTTGGATCGCCTTGCATCTAGTTCCCTGCGTCTTGCCTCAAGGCCTCTTTTCTTGAATCGCTCTCGGTCTTGCTTGTTCATGCCGTCACCTCAGCCGGTAGCGTGTCAACCGATCCGTCTTTTGCGTCGTCGATTAGGGCCTGTACGTTGGCTTCGCTCATGCCGACCGATGATAGGAACACCCTGGCCGCCGCTTCGCTAATCGCCCCGCTGGAAAGCTCGTCGAGGGTCTTGGCAATGGCCTTGCGGTTGCGGTTGAATTGAAGCGTTGATAAGCTCTGTTGCTGTTCGGGGGTTCGCAAGTTGAGCTTTTGCAATACTCGATCCTCTTTGGCTCTTTGATAGAACACAGTTCGCCAATTGAGCCCCTGCGCCCCAAGCACTTCGCTGTAGGTCGCTGTAAATGAATTGATGCCCGATTCGCTGGTTTGCTGCTCAACGCCCGGATCGACCCATTCCCATTTAGGGGTCTGCCATTCAACGGGGGTAAACCGCCTGCGATCGCTCAGTAGGTCGCTAGGCCCTGGAAAACCGTCGAGGTTAGTTCGGCTTGCTGCATCGCAAAAACGATCCCAAACAGGCTGTAGCAAGTGCCTGATAAGGTACTTCTGAATGATGCGAAACCGCCGACGATCTTCGAGCTGGCTGGTTCGGCTCGAACTGTAGGAGGTTTGCGAATAGTCCCGAGCTACAACCTCATAGGACAGCCCGGTCCCTACCGCAATCCCTCGAAGGATAACCTTGGTCCATTCTCCCGCCGAAGTGTTTGGCCGCGTTGGGTTGATAACCTCAACCGACTCATTCGGGTTCAAATCAAAGATTAAGCCCGGCTCTAGATATCGCTCCCTGTTGCCGTCCTTGTCGGTCCCGCTGCCAGTTCTTGGGTTGCTCAGGTCGCCCATTGGCGTTTCGGTCTTGATCGCCGCAGTAAAGCAAGACGCGATTGCCGAGGCCTGGAGCTCATTGTCGAGATACGTTCCTAGGTCGCGAATCGATGCCAACGCTGGAGCAAACCAAGTGACGCCTCGCGTCTGCCCGACTCGATCCTGCCTGAATAGGTGGATGATTTCCCTGGCCGGGATTTCCTTTGGCGTCCTAGAGACCGCATAAGGCTGGAGCGGATGATCGTCATAGATCATATAGGCAAGGGGCTTGCCCGATTCATCGACCTTGATGCCGCGAATAACCCGCGTACCATCGCCGCGATCGACGCCCGTGTTGTACGTGTCTCGATCGGTCGCTAGCCGGTCGGCTTCAATGATCTCAATCGCCATCGGAATCGGTCGGACAATACCACGGTATTTTGTCGACTCCAAATTGACAATCCGAATCAGAACCTCGCCCGCTTCGACCATTTCGCGAAGGGCGATAATCTGGATTTCTTCGAGGGTAAGCCGCCCGTTGATGTCGGCCACTTCGGACCATTCGGACCAAGCCTTATCTCTTAGGTCGTTGATGTCCTCGATATCATCGCCTTCGGGAGTCTCGAAGGTCGATTGGGCTTGGATGCCAGCACCGACAACCGAAGAAACGATGGTATCTACAACGCCCCATGCGTAGGAATTGTCTCTAACCAGCCGCCTTGCCTCTGCCCTGAGACGGTCAGCCCCGAATGGTCCCATAAGCTCTTGGTCGGCTGGTAGATTCTTTGGGTGTCTGTTGCTCGATACCCGCGAAGGTTCGGCCCCTTGGTAGGATCGTGCAAGGGCCTTGCGTGCTTGTTGCCGTCGCAATCCCGCGATGGGGCTAACTGCCGAGACTACGGAATCAATAAATCGCTCAATCATCGACGGCCCCCTACGATTCTTCCGAGGGAGATACCGCCCGATCCGCTTTCACGCTGGACTTGGTGGAGTAGCTTATTTCGCTGTTCAAACAATGACGCTAGGTCGAGCTTGGTCACAGTCCGCGACCCAATGGTATACTGAGACACCTTCCCATTTAGAAGGGCCTCAATAGCTGCGTCGATTAGTGCTAGAAGGCTTTGCGCTGATGCCATGCGTCAATCGTTGCATGGCTTGCTGTAGCTTGCTAGATGCCTGTACTATTCCATTAGTACACTGCTACAAATTATTTACGCTCCTGGGTCCACGTGTGGCCGCAGTACGAGCATCGGCAATAGCGAACCTTGGCTTTGGTGCAATAGACTCTTGAGTAGCTCTTGCCAATCGGTCGGCGTGATTCGCAAAGGGTGCAAGGCCTTGCTTCGTCTTCGCGGGGGATAGGGCCTTTGCTAGCTTCCTTCATCGCCTGCATGTGTATTCTTGCCGATGAATAGCTAGGGCTTTCGTAGTCTGGAAAGTCGACAGGAACGCCTAGAGATTCGGCCATTTTGCTAATAGCATCCTGGCTAAATTCCTGGTGCGTTTGCGTCGGCTCTTGCGGTTGAATTGGCTGGATGTCAACCCGAGGATCTACCCATTCCCGCTTGCCTGTTTGCTGCTTTGGTCTTTTGCTCATATCACCCTCTTCTCTTGGGAATCCATCCACCTTGACGCTGCCTGAATCGTTGCTGCCCGTGCCTGTAGGCTTGCTGGACGGGCTTGGCTTGTTTCGGCTCATCGCCGATATGCTTTGGAGCTACCTCGATTTCCGATGGGGCAATCAACTTGACCCCGCAAGCTTCGGACCCTGCCGCTGCCATGTAAGTTGCATCGAGCCAGTGATTGTTCGAGTCTCGGACATTCCAGTAGGTTTTAGCCCCTTTGCCTTCGGTAAATTTAGTCA